GAAATACATTCCTATTTTACATACAAAAAGATTCTTTGAATCGGTATTAATTTGGTGGTCACAATAAATTTGATTTCTCATACAACATCCTCTAAATAAAATTGAATATTTTCAAATCCAGAATCTTGAAGTTCAGCTATTCCAGTAAAACTAAAGCCCATTGTAATTTTACTTTCTGTGTTTATAATTATTGCTTCAGCTGTTCCTGTTTGAGTATTCGGATTTGACCCTCCGCAATTTTGAGAGTCCTCCAATGAATATCTTATTGTCTTACCTCCATTAGTAATGCTCCAAGGATTGCCAGATGTCCCTCCATATGTTGTTGTCCATGTAATATTCATATCTGGACTTAATGTATAATTTGCTTGATAAAATGAGTTTACATGAAACAATCCATCTCCAGAAGTAAAATTAATTCTTAGTTTATATTGTTTATTTTTAACAAGAGTATATGGAGGATTTATAAAATACGTTTGAATAGCTGGCCCCATTTCGCACCCTAAATCTAAATCTTCAGATGTAGCAGAAGCTAAAAGCCCAAATGGAGTAGCGCAACACTCGCAACTTACCTTCCCGTCTTTCAATATAACATTGTTATTCTGTAACTTAATCGTTGCCATTTAATATTTTTCTACCATTTGCGTAAGTTGATCTACGCTATACTTGAGTTTCCGTAAATAGCAATCTGCTCGCGCTAATGCAATGCAAATATGCTCATCTTTAGCGCAAAGCGTCTTCCCTTCTATTTTTATCATGTATCCAGACAATGGTTTTTTGTCAGAAACTTGTATACTTTTTTCTGAGAAAACAAACTTCAATCTACCATCATGGCAGTATTTCACATTGCCCCGTTCATATATGCAATCAAAAGCATATAGGCATGTTTCCACTATGCTTGGGGCATGCAGTGCGTTTGCAATGGCGTTAGGCGAGCTTTGATTACCAATGAATAGGGATGCCCCAGATATAGCCTCCGCGACATCGTAGAGGTCAATTGTGTGCAGCCGTTCAACCTTTCCGAATTCTTTACAGAAGTCTTCATACTCATCTGTATGCCCAACGAACATTATGTCTTCCGATAGCATGTCAACAATCTCACGCCAAGGGAAGAATTCACCATGCCATCTTGCCCCTCTACTAACAATGATCTTACCGGATGTGTAGTTGTTCTTACCGGACTTGATCCATGGCTTACTCAAATCAATTTTAGTTCCAACCCACCTTGCTACTCGATTGGCAATATTGTCACCATAGACCATCCCCCCATTCCGGTATGTGGATAGATCGACATCAATACTCTCGCCTTCGTGTTTTTTCACAGCTATTCCCTGCGCTTCTATCAAGCGTGAGAATAATCCAATTCTATTTACGATTGGCTTCGTCCAACTTCTATCCCCAATATAAAGTGTTTTGATATTCAGCGCCTGTAATGTAGGGATTGAATAAATAATATCTCCGATGCAACCGGAATGAAATGCGTTCATGTTTCTATTGTTAAACAATACTGACGGAAATTCAAGTTACTTTTTCCGTCAAAAAGAATTTGACTTGTTGAAATAACTGTATAATATTTTCCACATCTTACTTGAATCGTCGGAGATTTGAGATGGTAAATTTTCCTCATGGTCAAAGCCCGTCTTGATATCCGACTATCAAGGCGGGTTTTTCTTTTAGTATGAAGCCTAACGGTAGTTCCCTAAAGGAGCTTGTAGATGCTGTATCGGTAAGCGACATATGACCGAAATGATGGCAACGAAACTTTAGTTGCACTTGCCATTGCAGAACGCACCTGATTGGAATGATGAAGCCATGCCAACCAATCATTGTTTTGGTAACGAAATCTGTTTCGTTACCAAAACGCAATACACGCCATAGCGATATGGGCGAAGATGCTGTTGAGGGTGAATATTGAGTGTTAGTGCGGCCCGACAAAAACAACAGTGTTAATGCTGACAGTGCCATACATCGATTCCTATACGGGAGGTTGTAATGACAATGGATGCCCTTCATCTCCATAACAGGCGAAGTGCATCCTGAAGCCGCCATCTCAAACCTTCCGAGAGATTGAATATACCCAATCAAACCCATAACCACCATATCCAATTAAGATATACCTTGTCGGATATAGAAACCATGATACAATTATAACGAACTATGAAACACACATTCCACGTTTTGGGATTGACGGAAAACCTAAAATATGAAATAAATATATCATGCAATATAAACTTTGGCGTAAGTACTGCAAAAAATATATTTTGTTGATTAAAACATCATGTGAAACAAATGAAAATGGGATGATGGAAAAACATCACATTTTTCCTCAAAGCATATTTGGTAAAAACAAAAAAACTGTTTTATTTACTCCAAGGCAGCATTTTGTAGCGCATAAGTTATTGCATAAGATTTTTCTTTTTAGGAATGGGTTAAATTCACAAAGATGTTATAAAATGGCAAAAGCATTTTGCTGGATGCAAACAAGAAATTGCGTTCAATATAATTCAAGGAGATATGAGTTTTGCAAAAAAATGAGAAGTGAATCAATGAAGGGAATCAATAATCCATTCTCAAATTCACAATCATTTTCAGTAGAGCATAGAAGAAAAATTAGCGAATCACTTTTTAAGAACCCTCCAATGAAAGGGAAAAAGCACTCAGAAGAAACAAGAGCAAAAATAAGCAACTCATTAAAAGGAAAAAAAGTTATTCACTCCGAAGAAACAAAAAGAAAAATTTCAGAAAAAAATAAAGGAAAAAAGATATCTGAAAAAACAAGAATTGCAGTTATTGAAAGTAACAAAAGAAGAAAAGGTAAAAAAAATAACAAAACTTTAGGTAAAGAAATAATGACACCACATGGTGTATTTAAAAGCAGAAAACAAGCAGCTATACATTACAATATTGATCCATCAAGAATTAATTTATTGATAAAAAAAACACCAACACAATTCTATTACATAAAAAAATAAATATATGATATTTCATGTACTTTCGCTCCCGCACACCGTTACCAGCAAAGAATTTAACGCTTGCGCGTACACACAAAAAGTCTTAAAGTTCTCAAAAATGATGACCGAAAGAGGTCATACAGTAATACACTACGGACATGAAGACTCTGATTTACAATGCAGCGAACATGTCACCGTACTTACCAATGACGACTTTCGAGAGAGCTATGGGTCACATGACTGGCGCAAGACCTTTTTTAAGTTCAATACCAACGACCATGCGTATCGTAAGTTTTACGACAACGCTATCCGCGAGGTTGCAAAACGGAAGCGGAGTAACGAGTTCATCTTGCCATTCTGGGGTTCTGGCGTACGTCCCATTTGTGATGCCCACCAAGACTTGATTTGTGTTGAGCCAGGCATTGGATATGCGGGTGGACACTGGGCAAGGTGGAAGGTTTGGGAAAGCTATGCAATCTACCATGCTTATTGTGGGCTGAAGAATGTTGGAAACTGCAATCAGGATTGGTATGATGTTGTAATTCCAAACTATTTTGATGTTGAGGATTTTGACTTCACCCCTAAAAAGGAAGATTACTTTCTCTACCTTGGTAGGGTCTATAATGGCAAGGGAGTAGATGTTGCCATACAGGCTACAGAACGAGCGGGGGTCAAGCTGGTAATCGCCGGACAGAAAGAAGAAGGATACAAGCTTCCTGACCACGTTGAGTATGTAGGCTACGCAGATGTTCCTACGAGAAAGAAACTCATGGCTAATGCCAAGGCATCGTTCCTGCCAAGTATGTATGTCGAGCCATTCGGTGGAGTTCAGATTGAGAACTTACTATCAGGCACTCCTACGATTACTACGGACTGGGGTAGCTTTGCGGAAAACAACCTACATGGAATTACTGGCTATCGCTGTAGAACGATGGGTGACTTCGTAGATGCTGTCAAAAACATTGATAGGATCAAACCACATGACTGCCGCGCATTTGGTGAGAACTTCACACTGCAAGCTGTAGCTCCGATGTATGAGAAGTATTTTGATGATGTCATGGATGTGTATACTGGAAAGGGATGGTATGCTGATGGGAACAACATCAATGCAATGAAACGCTTTTATCCTGGTGCTTACTAACCATGCCATTTTCAGCAGATGTATTTAATGGACTTATTGAAAGTCACATTAAAAAATTAAACCCACAATCAATTTTGGATGTTGGTGCTGGAGCCGGAAAGTATGGAAAGCTTCTCAAATCAATCTCTACAGAATTCAAGGTTGATGCGGTTGAGCCAACATTACAGTATCTCGTTGACTACGGATTGAATGATATTTACAATAAGGTTCATTGTTCTACAATACAAAACTTTACGAAGCAAAATCCAAGGAATAGATATAATGCCGTGATATTTGGAGATGTCCTTGAACACTTCTTCAGATCAGAAGCAATAGACTATATTGATTACTTTCTGTACCGCAGCGATTGGGTATTTGTATTATGGCCCACATTCATGCCACAAGACGATGCCATGGATAACTCGTATGAGATTCACAAATCAAACTTCAACCTTATTGATTTGGCTACAAAGTTTGACATACACCACTATGAAAAGAAGTTTGGATGGTATCACTGGAACGATCCACAATTCACACACTGCGAATATAATTACTGCCTAATGAAAGGATATGTAACACGCAGGCATTTAGGGGTATGAAGAAAGTTTTATTCTACACTCAAAACAGATGGGCGTTTGGTTCTATACATCATGGACTATGCAAGGAGTTGTATAAACACGGGATATACGCCAACCTACTTGATTGGACTATTCCGTATTCACAGCATGAGTTTGATTTTCTAAATAGAACATACGATGTATTCGTAACAACACCGGAAGCTGTAATTCCACTTCACCAACGAGGAATTGCGCTAAACAAGATTGTAAGTATTGCACATGGTCAATGGGACATATTGCTTGCAAAAAGAACCTATGGCGTTGACTTCTACTCACAGCTTAAAGGTTATGCCGTTATATCAAATGTCCTAAAGAATAAATCAATTGAGTTTGGTGTTAGCCGCATTCCAGATATTGTGAAGCTTGGAATTCATGCAGATGTATTTAAACACAATATATCTGACGGACTATCTGTAATTGGATATGCTGGGATGAAGGAAACCAAGAATTTCTTTGGCGAAGAAATAAAGCGGGGAAAACTTGTTGAAGATGCGGTAAGCGGAATCAATGTGGACTTGAGGTCATTTCCAGAAATGAATCACCTATGTATGCCTTCATACTACGGGATCGTTGATTGCGTTGTTATGTCATCAACAGAAGAAGCTGGTGGTCTTCCTATGATGGAAGCAGCCGCAGCAGGGAGGCTAACGATAGGAACTCCAGTTGGATACTATGCAGAAGATGCAATTGAAAGTGGTGGAGTTATAGTCTCAATTGATCCGAATGATTTTATCAAGGAAACAAAAGAAGCAATCTTGAGATACAAACAAGACAATCAGTTGTATCGCTCTACTTGTGCAAAAATACAAGAATACGCCATTGAAAAATTCAATTGGTCTGATAGAATTGAGCCTTGGTTAAACCTATTTATTTAACAACATGAGCAACACAACGACATATCAACAATTCGTAAATTCAATCGTTAAGCCTGGAGATGAAATTATCTGTCAGCTAACGCCACAACAGGCTCACCTACTCCACATGGCTGTAGGTGTATCCGGCGAGGCTGGAGAGCTTCTGGACGCAATTAAGAAGCATTGCGTATATCAGAAGCAAATCGATTTGAATAATGTCATGGAAGAGGCTGGGGACATTCTATTTTACCTCACTGGACTCCTCGGTGAATTAGACATGACGATTGAGGAATGCATCGAGGCAAACATGAATAAGCTATCCAAACGATATCCACAAGGAACCTATAGCAATACCGCAGCTATTGCACGGGCAGACAAGCTTCCTGATACATTAGAGGTAAAGCAAATCCCAAACATTGAAGATGATTTTGAGGATGTAAAAATCAAGCGTGTTTGCAACCTTGATGACGAAACTTGCGAATCTTGCCAATGAACTAAAATGAATATGCTACGCTTGTTGCATATAAATTAGTAACAAACACACATCAATATGAACTGGGATGAATACGCAATCGGCATTGCCGAGGCAGTTGCTAAGAAAAGCAAAGACCCATGGAAAAAGGTTGGCGCAGTAATCCTACGCAAAGATAATTCCATCGCTTCCGTTGGATACAATGGATTCCCTCAAGGAGTTGAAGAGAACTGGGAGGACAGAGATCAGCGTAGAAATTACGTTATTCATGCAGAGCAAAATGCATTAAGATATATCAAACCGGAAGAGGGCGACGTTATTTACTCTACGCTACTTCCATGCGGTGATTGCCTAAAAGCCATAGCTGCATATAAGATAAAAAAAGTTATCTACAAGGAAATCTATGCGAATGATCCTATCGCTCTTGATGTTGCAGAGAAAATGGGAATTGAGCTTATTGAGTTCAAAAAACAAAAACTAAAATCATACTGGGATCATAGTTGTAAACCATCCTTGTTCGTAGTGAAGCAAGAAGATGCAGAAATCTATAGGGGCACATATCCAAACGGGGCAAAGATACTTGGGATATGAACGACCAGACTGTAGCCATAATCTTTGTCTGGGTTATTATGATTGTATCCTTGGTTTACGAGACGCACACCAAGAAGTAAATCAAGCCATTCCTCTGGCGTAAGAAGAACTGGATGTAGGTGAGGATACTCCGCTCTTCATTCCACCCATTGAACCTGGCAGCATTTGCTTTTTACGGAACCTTTCCCTAAACGCAGATTGTTCTTCTTCTCTTTTTTTAGCACTATCAGAAGTCATTTTTCCAATCCGATCTTTAATTGGAATATCGCTCTCCGCTTCTTTATCAATATCATACTGGCTTTTTTTAATGCCACCACCACCTGATCGTTTCTTTATTTCATTATAATATTTATCATAATCAGAGCTTTCTTGCGCTCCACTATAACTTGCTAAAGGAGCGCGGCCACTCGCCTCACGCTGCGCGTTGATTCGCGCCATTTGTTGAGGTGTATAATTGTAATTTCCAACTATAGGTTTTTTCATATTAGTAATTTAGTTTTCCCATTGCACTTGCCTTTACCTTGCCCGTCTCACGATTTTTTGTCAAGCCCTTCTTGCCTTGCTGTTGGCCCTTGGTAATTTTCTTACCGTCTTTAGGTTGATCGTAGAACGCTTTTAGTGAGTTGTATTTTTTCATAATTATCCAGCCCATGCACCTAACCTTGACTGCCTTCTTTTAGTTTCTTCGTTTCTTTTGTCCCAATCTTCTTTTATATTTATTTCTTTGCTTTCCGCTGAATTCGGGTCTCTATGTTTTATTGTTGAAATTTGTTTCATCAAGGTTTCTAAATTTGAACGCCTTGGATTCATGGGATTATTTGTATTTGTTTTACCCTCCGGTATAAGACGATTATATGAATTTAATATTGCTTTGCTGTTTGGTAATGCACCGCTTTGAATTTCCTCGACTGTATCAAAATCTTCTAATTTTTTTATTGATCTTGTTGTTTTCATGATTTTATCCTAAACTTCCCGCTCCAAGGCCTTGCTGAACAAATGCCCCAGTGCCATACCCAAATAACCATGGATGTGATGCTTTAAGCCTATTTACTTTTTCTGTTCTTTTGTTTTCACGGTCTAATCTTTTTTGTTTTTCTTTTTCAACATCAGCCTTATATTCAGCGGAATTAGGATTGTTTCTTTGATATTCACGCTCTGTTGGAACATATGTTTCTTCAGTAGGCACATATCCCGCAGGAGTTTGACCCGTTAGACCAGCATCTGCAAGATCAGATGTTTTTAGAAGTTTTCCGCTTGCGCGATCTTTTTTCTTTTGCTCTTCATCATTAATCATTCTTGCATATGAGTTTGAAATTGAATTTTTCATAATATTATCTATATTTTATATTTTGGGGGGCTAAGTCCATTAGATACTTAGATGGGCCTGCGCCTTGGCGACCTCTTCGCATTTGTTCCAAAAATACTTCTCTTTCTTCCTGAAATTTCCTGTCTCGTTTACCCGTTCCGTATCCGTCTTCTGGAGATAATGGAGCTACCATATTTTGATATGCTTGTTCTATTGACGAATATTTGTTTTTCATAATATTTGTATTTATTAATTTTTTGATACAATTACAATATTGTATATATGAGTAAAGAGAAATTGTTTGAATATTACCTTCTAAAAAATCCATCGTTGCTTAACCAAATTATTGATGGTCGAGTTGTGATGTCTGCAAAAGGATTCAAGAAGTTCTTTGAAACGACATACGATGTGGCATACAAGCAGGGATTCAATCAAGAGTCGGATTCTGACACATTTGAACCAGAGCCAGTGTCGAATAGTGATTCAAAGAATCTAAAAGATATTTTAAATCTTTTCGGAATGCATTGACATCTTCCGGTTGCTCGCTATAATTTCCACTGACCATGGAAAACACACTACCATCCGACACAGAAGCGGAACAAGGATTGCTTTGTTCCTGCATACAAGACACACGCATCATTGGCAAAATTGCCGATATTATTACACTGGAACACCTTACATATCCAGCACACCAAGACATTTGGAAGACTCTTCTCAAGATGTATTTTGAAAAGAAGCCAATTGACTTGTTAACCATAACCTCCGAATTGAGGGCAGATAACTTGCTTGAGGGAGTTGGTGGTGAACACTACATCACCCACATATACACAGTTGTCTACACATCCGCCAACTGGGATGAGTATTTCAAGACGATCTCAAATTGCTACCTTCGCCGCAAGATACACTTCGCCGCAAAGCGTATGGCAGCGGATGCGCTTGATCGATCCAAAGACCCAGAGGAAATAAAGGAGGAGGCAAGCCGTGAGATTACCGGAATGATGACTACTAAGTCAGAATCCGTACACATTAGCGATGTTCTCAACCGCAGGATCACAGCTTGGGAGGAAGCTGCTAAAACCGGAGGAGCTATCAATCGAGGACATGATTCATGTTTCCCAAGATGGAATATGGCAACGAGAGGGTTTAGACCACAGACAGTCCACATCATCGCTGGCAGAGCCAAGCAAGGAAAGACCACAGCAGCCCTACAGATGGTTACAACGCCAGCTATAGACAAGGGAGTCCCGATTGGCATCATCTCGCTTGAGATGGGCGCGGATGAGCTTGTAGACAAGATCACATCCTGCCATGCACAGATTGGAATGAATGATCTTCGTGACGGCAAGCTAAACAGAGCGGACTTCGCCAAGGTGTCCAACTTTATGACCCAAGGAATGAAGGCTCCAATCCATATTGTAGATGAAGCATCAATGACCGTGAATCAGTTTAGAGCCAGGGCAAGAAGGTTGGTTGTCGAGAACAAATGCGAAATTATTATGTTGGACTACGCACAGCTTATAACTCCAAGCAATCAAAAGGAAAATAGGGAGAGGCAGGTTGCGGAAATCAGCCGCATGACGAAAATCATAGCGAAAGAGTTGAAAGTCTGTGTAGTTCTCCTTGCTCAACTCAATGAGGACAACACAATCCGCGAGAGCCGGACATTTGAGATGGACTGCGATAGCCTGACAAAGATCATGCCAGTAGAGGAATCGGATGATCCCTACGCATACATTCTGTCTGTAACGCACAACCGAAACGGGACAACGCCAATGATTCCCATTAAGTTCATCAAGCACATGGCAAGGTTGGAAGAAGCTATTGTTCAACAATAAACTTTACTTTCACGTATTGGCATTTATACTGAATACATCAACTTTCACCAACCAATAAAAATATGACACTTAAACTATTTCCTTGGAGTCGCTGATCGTTAACATTCCAGAAATGTTAACTAACGACAACATTTCCATAAGTGGGCGAACGACAACCTTTGATCTCTGCCAGAGGCAGGAATCCTACAGAGGCTTGACCATTGAGCCAGCAATGCAAATCAGTGGTAATGATCTTTGATATTTACGGGAAGCATGGA